GGATCATGGATCGCATTTGACGAACTGGTGGCGACCGACATGGGAGCAAAGAATTTTGCGCGGACACTCAAGCGGCACATCAATCAGTATTACCCAAATTTTAAATTCGAGTTTTACGGCGATCCTGCCGGTGACGACCGGGCGCAGACGGACGAATCGACCGTTTACCAGATCCTATCGTCCGAAGGGATTTCGGCCAATCCTGTTTTCACGAACGACCCGACGGTCCGGCGCGAAGCGCTGGCCGAGGTACTTCGCAGGATCGAGGGCGGCAAGCCTGCATTTCTACTGTCGCCTAAATGTGTGGTTTTGCGCAAGGGCTTGAATGGTGGATTCTGCTACAAGCAAAAGAACATTATGACCAAGCCCGGCGCTGAGCTATACCATGAAAAGCCGGATAAAAACATTTACTCGCATATCGTCGAGGCCTGCGAATACGGCATGCTCGGCGGCGGTGAAGGGGCCAAGGTGATTGAAGGCACGACTCCGCCGGATATGGTGTATCAGCAAAGCTATCTGGATGGCTACAGAGACAATTATGGAATTTGATCACAAAAGAGCGGCCATAAAAAAATTTGTACCGATCAAGGACGGCCCGGATCTGCTCTGCCAATTCTGGGTGAAAATGATCAAGCTGGATGTGATCAACTATTTTTGCGCGATCCAATCGCCGCAGACCTGGGGGCCGTATCAGTGGTTCAATAAACTCAAGAGCCATGATTCGCTGCTGCTGCTCTGCCTTTACGATGAGAATCCGGTCGGCTTTGCGATGCTGCACAGTTTTCACGGCCGGCGTGCGCAGGGTCATTGGATGGCACTGGTAAGCGATGCCCGGTTTGCCGTGCAATACGCGCCGTGGGCAATTCAGCGGATATTTGACATCTGCAATCTTGATTGCTTGTACGGGCTTACGCCCGTCATATTCGACCGGGCGCTTAAATTCCTCCTGATGATCGGGGGAAAGCAAATAGGAGTGCTACCAAATGGCAGTTACATTGATTCCCTGGGTAAGTCTGTTGATTCTATTATCTTTTCATTTCACAGGAGGCCAACAACCAATGAAAATCTATGATGAAATCACAATCAACATGGAAACCGGTGAGATTATGAGCGAACGTTCGTTCGATTATGATGGTCCGCTCGTGCTCTGTGACGGTGGTGGCGGCGGCGGGGGAGATGCAGCTTTAGGGGATATTTCCACGGACGTTGCGTTTGATCCGGTCGGGTTCAGCTTTGAGGGTGCAACCCCGGAAGCAAATGCGGCGTTTTTTGGAGGGCAGGGAATTTCGGCTGATCCGGGAACACTCGGAGCAGCCAACAGCACATCAACACTGAGCTATACGGATACTTTAGCGCTAATCGCGTCGCTTTTAACGGCGGCGGTGGCTCCGGTCGTCGGTGCTGTCTCATTTGCGTCAACGGCGGCGAAAAGTGGGTTGGCCACCGGAACAACTGACCCAGCTTTTGGGACAGGAGTTTCAGGCCCGGAAGGATCTCCGGGAGTCGGCGGCGGACCGGCTATCTCGGCTGCGGCCACCGGCCCGGCGGTTGCGCCGGCATCCACCTTGCCGGGAGCGACATCATTGCAGCCTGGATCTAAAACCCAGCCTGCCCCAGCGGTATCGGTCGACCCGGAAGAGCAGGCCCGTCAGGTCGGCGGGGTGCTGGAAGAGCGTCGGCGATCCGCACGCCGGCGCATGGGTTATTGGTCGACTATGCGGACCAGGGGCCAGCTTGGACCGCTGAATATTTTCACACCCCAGCTTTACGGCGGGGAATAAACTACCAAAACACAGGGAGGTAAGGAAAAATGAAGCTGAATTTAAAATCATTGATATCATTAGTATTTTTTACGTGGCCGATTATTTTAGCAATCGCGCTGTTGATGTCTTGTTCCGGTTTGCCGGTACAAAATTCGAGCTTTTGTGCGACTCCGAGCAGCTTCATCGACCGCAACGGCGACGCGATAGTCATGGAAGACCCGAGCCAAACGGCCATATGCAAAGTCGATCCGTTTTGGAGCGAAACAAAATTGTCATTGCTGGTAGTGAATAATGTTGCCCTACGCAAAAAGCTTTACACGCCGGAACAGGCGCGGGCGGGAGTGATGAAAATCCGCCAGGCGCTGGATATTCCCGGCGCAACTATCGGGTCAATTGCCGCTGCGGCAATTGGTCTGATTGGGACATACCCGGAGCTTTATATCGCCACGACTACGCTGGAGGACTATACAAACCGAACCGATCTGCCAATTGATGAATTTTCCTATTACCATATCAACAAGCATTTGCTTCAACAGCTTGGCCTGATAGCGATGTTTGAAGGTATGTAAACCGGAAATTAACCAGGGGGATTTATGAGCGCGATTGGTGGAAATGTCGAACCTCTGTCAGGCCGAGCAATTGATTTGTACCTGTAGTGAATCCGATTGGAGCGGACAGGAGTATTGTATTTATTCTGAGAAATCGCCTAAACGCAATCAATGTATTTTTTATCATGAGCATGGCGGCTGGTGCGACAACCCGGAAGCGCAGGAGGACGCCCGCAAATGATATGGCAATGCAACTGTGCTGATCATATTCACTGTGTCGGGAAATATACATGCTTGAGCGTGGACGATGAAAGGCGCTCGGATTACATCGAAATTATGAAATGCTTTCGATGCGGCAAGATCCGCTATAACCATATCAACCTGGAAAACTTGAAAGGGAAAACCAATGGAAGATCAATCGACCATCAGCGGTTGGAAAACTAAGTATGGTGCTATCGCCGTGTTCATCGGCGCAATGCTTTCGTACAGCGCCAGCATATTACCGACCGATGCTAAAGTTCTTTATGAATGGGTGGATTTTTTAGCGCATCTGTTCACCTACGGCGGCGGATTGTTAGCCGGTGTCGGCGTGGTGCATAAGTTCGAGAAGGCCGGCATTTTAAAGTCGCCACGATATAAGATTTATGACCAGGAAGGACGACAGATCAAGAACGCTAAATTGGTGACGTTCAAATAAGGGCGGGGTGGACGAATGGTCATGTCGCCGGGCTCATAACCCGGATAAGGCCGCAAACCCAGGACGGCCGGGCGGGTTCGATTCCCGTCCCCGCCCAATCGATTGGAGGACTTAGGAAATGAAACCGATCAAAGATATCATCAAGCAGTTTGAGCAGCGCGAGAGTAGCCGCAGCCAGTTTGAAGGCATGTGGCAGGACATTATCGACCACATTTTACCGCGCCGATCCCCGGTGATCTACGATGAGACCCAAGGGACCGAGCGGACCGGCAAGATTTACGATGGCACGCCACCGCGCGCATTGCTTCGGCTGGCCGCGATCCTTAATTCGATGTTGACCAACCGTCAAATCGAATGGTTCGAGCTTGAAACGACCGATGAGGATTTAAACACCATGCCCAACACTAAAGCGTGGCTGGAGCATGACGCCACGATATTGCGCAAAAGCCTGGACAATTCCAACTTTTACAGCCAGGCACATGAAGGCTATATCGATCTGGCCGGGCTCGGCCAGTTTGTGACGTACATCGAAGAATATGCCACGCCCGACAAGGACTTGTATTTCTCCACCCGGCATGTGCGCGAGTGTTTTATGAGCGAGGGCGACCAAGGCCGCATGGATTCTATTGACCTGTTGCGCAATATGACTGTTTACCAGATTATGGACCGCTGGAGCAAGGCGAAGATCACCGGAGCGATCCCAGAAAAAATCCGAAAAGATTTTGACAAAGGTGAGATCGACAATCGCTATAATATCCTGCAATCGGTTTACCCGAATGATGACACTGTGGCGAACTCGCTCAACCCGCTGGAATATCCCTATCAGGCCTGCTGGCTCTGGCCGGATGAGGAAAAAGAGATTCATCGGAGCGGATACCATGAATTCCCGTTTTCTATTTGCCACTGGGTGAAAGCCTCCGGGGAGGATTACGGCCGAGGACCGGGGTGGGACGCACTGCCGGATATCAAGATCCTGTACGCCATGCGGAAAACGACCATCCGCGTGGCTGAAAAAATAGCCGATCCGCCGATTCAGATGCCGTCTCGGGGTTATCTCGGGCGTGTGCAGCTACAGCCTGGCGGGTTGAATTTTTATGACGCCGCTGCCCAAGGCCGGATCGAACCTATTGAGCTTGGCCGGAATTTCCCCGTAACGCTTGAAATGATCCAGGACCAGCGCAACTTGATTCTTGATCATTTCCTCAATAACCAGTTGCAGTTGATCGACACTAAGGAAATGACTGCCGAGGAAGCCCGCCTTCGGGTGGCCGAAAACGCCCGCGTGATCGGTCCGACATTCGGCCGGCTGAACGACGATTTCTTGGAACCACTGATCGCCCGGTGTATGGGTATCCTGCGCAGAGCCGGAAAGCTGGCCCCGATACCGCCAGAGGTGATTGAAGCGGCGCGCCGGCGAGGGATTCAATTACGGGTGCGGTTCGTCTCGCCCCTGGCGAAGGCTCAAACCGCTGACGATGTGCAGGCGATCCAAAGGACGGCGGCGACCGGCATTACCTGGGCGCGCGAATCGCAAAACCCGACGGTGCTGGATAACCTTGATTTTGATATCGGTATTCGCAAGATTGCCGAATTGGACGGCACGCCGGCAACCTTCGTGCGGGCCGAAGACCAGGTGCTTCAGATCCGCAAGGCGCGCGCGGACGAATTGAAGCGCCAGCAGCAGATTGCAGCGGCTGAATCGGCCGGGAGAACCGTCAAGGACGTTGCCGGGGCTGTCCCGGCGTTGAAAGCGATTGAGGGAGGTGCCGCATGAGCAGCAGAAAAGACAAGGCCGAAATGCTGGGCTTTCAGGTGGAGACTGCCGCCGCGTTTCAGCGATTGTTCAAAAGCGCCGACGGCGAGCGGGTAATGGATCATCTGAAATTTCGGTTTCATCACAATGGAACTACCGTGGATGATAACATTCACCAGGTGGATTTTGGGCGGCTGGCGTTCAACGAGGGCCAACGGTCGGTGATTTTATACATCTCAGGGATTGTAGGTATGAGACTGGACGATCTGAAGGCCGAGGCGAAAGCCCTGCAGGCGGAGCCGAAAGACGATATCGGGGTATAATAAGCAATAACGATCAATAACAATGTGGTGCTGTCCATCATGTGGCCAAATGAGATTTGAATATTATCGCGATGACCATGGGAATTGGTTCATCCGGTGTTTATGCTGTTATCACATGGAATCTTTAGCCAAATAGGAGGTAATAATGTCAGACCAACAAGGTCAACAGAATCAGGGTCAACAACCGAATTGGCGTGATAGCCTACCGGCTGAGCTGCAAACCGAGCCTTCCCTTGCTGATTTCAAGGATGTTGGATCGCTTGCTAAAAGCTATGTGCATACCAAGCGCCTGGTGGGAGCTGACAAGATTCCGCTTCCGGCTGATGACGCACCGCCGGAAATGTGGGCCGAAGTGTTCAATCGGCTTGGCCGCCCGGCGGACCCCAGCGGATACCAGATCGGCGCGCCCGAGGATATGCCGGAAGGGTTCAAGTACAGCCCTGAGATGGAAGCCGATTTCCGTAAGATGGCGCATGAGCTTGGCTTGACCAAGAAACAAGCAACCCAGATGTGGAATAACCTTAACGGCAAGGCGATTGATACGTATAAATCCATTATCGAGAGCCGTGGCCAAAAATTAAGCACCGAGACGGAAGCGCTCAAGAAAGAATGGGGCGAGGCTTACGAACCCAATCTAAAACTCGCCCAGCGCGCCGCCAATGCGCTTGAGCAATCCGGGATTAAGGGCTTGAACGAGTGGTTGAAAAAATCCGGGGCCGGAGCCGAACCGATGATTCAGCGGCTGCTGGCCACGGTCGGCAAATACGCCAAGGAGGACCAGCTCGGACCCGGCGAGCCGTCCATGGCCATGACCCCGAAGGAAGCCGCAACCAAGGTGAAAGCGATCCTGTATGATGATACGAACCCGAAGCACAAAGCGTATATGGATAAACGGCACCCGAACCATCGCGCCATTGTTGATGAAGTCCAGGCGTTGCTTGCAAAAACCGGCGATATTGAAATCTAGGTTTATTTTTTTCTTGCATTACGTTTTTCTTGATGGTAATATTCATCACATGAAATTGATTTCTGTCATATTGGCCTTGATTGTTTTCATGATAGCCGTCCCTTCGTTCGCTGACGATCTTTCCGAACAGCAATATATCGTTTTCGGGGATAGCAGAAACAAGGGGGCGTCACTGTTTGTGATCGTTGATGATCAGGCCAACCCGGCGACGGTAATACCGATGTTCGGCAGAGATCCCGATCTGTACAATCCACGCGATATCGATCCGGGGATACCGCCGCTTGAAACGCCTATAAAATCAAAGTTTGAGTATGAACCGAAATTGAGGTTCGATTATTAACGTCGCCCCTCGCGTAGGGGCGTGGATTGAAACACCAGACTACCCGCATAGGGCCTGGAAATCGTTTAAAGTCCGGGCCGCGAACATTTCGCGACTACCCAAAACCGAAAACAAATTTTCAAACTGTTTTTGATGGAGGATTCGCGAAATGTCAGATCAAATCACCACTGCCCTAGTCAAGGGCTTCCGAGCCAATTTCACCCTCCTTGCCCAACAGAAGAAAAGCCGTCTGCGGATGGCTGTCCGCGAGGAACCGCTGACGGGTGAGGACGATTTCTTTGACCGCGTAGGGGCCGCCGATGGTGCGGATATCACATCGCGCCATGGTGACACCCAATACGCATCCACTCCCCATGACCGCCGAAAGGTTTACGCTATCGGCTGGGAATGGGCCGACCTGATCGACAAACCCGATAAAGTGCGTATGCTCGGCGATCCGCAGAGCACATACGTGCAGGCCGCCGTTGCCTCTGCCGGAAGGCGCATTGATGATCACATCATCGCTGCATTTTTCGGCACAGCATATAGCGGCAAAACCGGCACCACTGCCATTACCTTCCCGACTGGCGCGACCAACGTTGTCCCAGTCAACCTGTCCGGTTCCAACGAAGGCCTCACCGTCAACAAGCTGATCCGCGCCAAGCGGCTGTTATGGGAATACGACGTTGACGAGGACATTCCGCTGCATATCGCTGTTACGGGGGAGCAACTCGAAGACCTGCTGAAGACAACCCAAGTCACCAGCGCGGATTACAATTCCGTAAAAGCGCTCGTAAAAGGCGAAATCGACACGTTTATGGGTATGACGTTCCACCGCAGCCAGCGGCTTCTGACGGACACCAGCAGCTACCGCAGAGTCCCCGTATGGGCCGAAGACGGCGTTTTGCTCGGCATCCATACCGATGTGAAAGTCTACATCGACGTGCTGCCGCAAAAGCGCCACAGCACCCAAGTGCGAGTCGAGCTAGATATGGGAGCTACCCGTATGGAGGAATCCAAGGTTGTAGAAATCAAGTGCCTGGAAGCGTAACCCTGTAATTAATCAACCAACTATCCGGCCAGGGATGACCTGGCCGCTACCCTATAGGGAGGAAAAATAAAATGGCTACTGTTTACAGTGATTTGGCCACAATCCAGAACGCCCCTCATGTCGGCGATTCAATGAATATCGCTGCCAAAGAAGGCGGCAAAATCCGGGTTGTAATCGCGTCTTATGAAGCTGCTGCCCTTGCTGCGAATGATATTATCAACATTTGCAAGTTGCGCAAGGGCGATATCGTTTTGCCCCAAAGCCTGGTCATGCACGACGACCTCGGCACCGGCACAACGATGGATATCGGTGATAACGATTCTGCTGGCGCGGATGCGGACAGATATGTGGATGGTATTGATACCGCCGCCGCCGCTTCGGTCGCGTTCTTTAACCAGGTGGCTGAAATCGATAAAATTCCGTATGTGATTCAGAACGATTGTTGGCTGCAAGCGACAAATTTAGGAGCTGCGGCCACCGGAACCATTGACTTTTATATCCTTATTAGCCGTTTCGGCGGGTAATGAGGAGCTACCCAATGGACTTAAAATCGGAGGCTTCGGGCTTCATGCCGGAGCCTCTTTTCTTTTTTAGGACATAATATGGCAATCTCTGAAACCGACATCGCCAATGCCGCGCTGATCGAAATCGGCGCGCCGATGATCACAAATCTCACTGAGGATAGCGAACCTGCCAGGCTGATCAATGCCCGCTTTGAAGGCTTGCTCGACGAAGAGCTTGAAAAAGCCGACTGGACATTTGCCACCGCCAGGGTGCAGTTGGCCGCGCTGTCTGAAGCGCCCGCGTTCGGATGGACGTATCAGCATCAATTGCCGTCAAGTCCATATTGCCTGCGCGTGATCGAGGAAATCAATGACTATGAATACCTGATTGAAGGCCGTTTGATCCTGTCTGACGATACGCCGCTTCAAATCAGATACATCAAGCGCATAACCGATATGAACGAGCTTTCGGGGCTGTTTCGAAGTGTGCTGATTTATCGCCTGGCGGAGTTCCTGGCAATTCCTCTGAGGGGTTCGGGCGAGTTGCGCGATCGGATGCAGCGGGAATATCTGATCGCATTTACAAGAGCCACATCAAAGGACAGCCAACAAAGTAATTACAACCCCATCGAGCAGGGATCATGGCTGGACGCTAAGGATTACGAATAATGGGGCGCTCTACGCCGTACATACCGGCATTCACCGGCGGGGAAACCTCCCCTAAAACTGACGGCAGGGTCGATATTGACGATTATTATCGGGCCTGTTCGCTTCTAAAAAACATGATCCCGCAGATCCAGGGGCCGGCCGAACGCCGACCTGGCACGCGCTATATTGCCTCCACCAAATATCAGAGTAACACTTCACGCCTAATCGAATTTCAGTACAGCGCCGGGGATAACTACATTCTAGAATTCGGGAATTACTATATTCGATTTTATACTCAGGGCGGCGTAGTAATGAGCGGCGGATCTCCATATGAGATCGCATCTCCCTATGAATCGGTCGATCTGGATCTCATCAAATTTGTCCAAACTGCAGACGTCATGTTTTTGGCGCATCCGCTTTATCCGATTTACATGCTTGCGCGAAACGGCGCAACCAGCTGGACGATCACCGAGGCTAATTTTGTTTGGGGGCCGTTCCTGGACGAAAACGACGGATCGATAACGATCACCCCTTCAGCCAAAACCGGGACGATTACTCTAACCGCGAGCGCCGCCCTATTTGACGAAGACCATGTTGGAGCACTGTGGAAATTTGTTGATGATTATGTCATTTCCGGCAACGCGAATGCCCTCAATTATATCATCGGCAACATGGAGGTAAACTCCGGCGAGGAAATTATTGTAAGTCTCAGCGGCACGTGGACGATGACAGTAGAGCTTCAACGCAGCTATGACGGCGCGTCAACCTGGTTATCATATGTAGCCTATACCGCCAATGGGGCATGGGCGATCAGCAATATTGAGGATGGTGTCCTTTACAGGCTGAAAGTTACCGCCTTTACTTCGGGCATCTGTACCGGTCGGCTGGTTAAACGCGATGACTCCGGGTATGTCAAAATAACGGCATTCACCAGTTCAACCGTTGTCACCGCCA